TCATTCGTAAATATTTCTTACCTTGTGGCAGATTCTTGTCCATGAACCCGCTCGTATCGGAATGCGCAGTGGGCATCAACTCACATGGCCCAGAATGGAATGCTCTCGCAACTCACATGAAACACTTCGGTGAAGATAGAATTATTGCAGGAGACTTCTCGAAATATGATTTAAGCATGCCAGAACAACTCACTTTGGCAGCAAATCAGATCCTAATTGATATCGCACAGTGGAGTGGCAACTACAACAAAGTTGACCTAAACCGCATGAGGGTGATCGCACATGCAGTGTGTTCCCCTCTTGTAAACTATGACGGTACTCTATTACGCTTACACGGATCAAATCCCTCAGGTCAAAACATGACCGTCTATACCAACAGCATTGTCAATTCACTATTACACAGACTTGCTTTCTTCGACGAATACTCAGAGGAAGACATGGCTGCAATTGGTGATGCTCTAGGTCTAGGCCGTCCAGCAACAGCTTGGGATCTCATGCGTCTCGCCACATATGGAGACGATGGGAAAGGAAGTGTACGTAGAGGCTATGATAAGTTCAATCACATACAAATGAAAAATTATCTAGCTCGATACAATATTGGGTACACCATGCCCGACAAGGAGTCAGAACCAGTTGCCTTCATGAAAGATGACGAAGCTGATTTCCTTAAAAGAAAAAATGAATATAACCAAGACCTTGGAATGATTGTGGGGAAACTAGACGAAAACAGTCTCTTCAAATCACTTCACTCAATTCTTCAATCCAAAACGGAGTCGCCTATCTCAGTCAGTGCACAAAACATTGGCAGCGCTCTCCGCGAATGGTTCTTCCACGGAAAGGACGTTTATGAACATCGTAGACAGCAAATGACACAAATTGCTGCCGAACATGATCTACCCGTACCGGACTTAGAAATTACCTACGAAGACAGAGTGGAAACATTCCAACAGAAATACCGCTATACACCTCAATCAGGAACTATTTCAACCGACGAATCCGAAAAGTTATCTGAAATCACAAGAGAACACCCCATGTTCGATTGTTATGAAGATGTTAGTGGTGCAGTAATAAAAGCTGTCAATATATTCGCAGACAACAGCCTCAACGATCTAAGAGCAATCAATGTAACCACACTAATGCACATGCGTGATGCCTCTAAATCCGCGAGCTCTCG